AATTAATACTTAGCTTTGCCACGATAGGGGAGGGGATAGGATGATCTATTTAACATAATATATATTATTGGTTAATTAGATCAATGGGTATAGTACCCCCTACCCTTTTTGTTCGTGTAGAAGAAATAGGAGATGGCTTGTGCCCCCTAAAATTCTGATACCAAACAATTGTTTTAACTTTTTTGTAATTTGATTTTTTTTATTTTGTAATAGACACATTAAGAATAAATATAATATGTTTAAGATAAAGAGAAACCATAAACTTCATCAATTTAGCGTATATACTCTATGGAGGAATATGAACCGATATAATCCATCTAAGATTAGGCACACTATGTTCATGAATAAGATAACCGCAACAGAAGCAAAATACCAACCATATGAATGCAGAATTTAAAGAGATAGCTAAAGAAGCTTTCATAATTGCCTATAAGGAGAACTTTGGCAATATCACTATTAGCTGTGAAGCAGCAGGGGTGTCTAGAGGGATGTACAAGTCTTGGTGTGAGAAAGATCCTGAGTTCAGAAAGCGACTAGCCGAAATAGAGCCTGAAGAGATTATGTTAGACTTCGGAGAACAGAAGTTAATGGAGAGGATTGCTAGGGGTGATACCTTAGCGACTATGTTCCTACTAAAAACCAAAGGAAAGCGTAGAGGGTATGTAGAAAAGCAAGAAGTTTCTCACGAAGGTGATGTGGTGAAACAGATTACGGTGAATGTCGTTCGACCTGAAGAGCTACCTAATATCCAAAAGCAGTTAGATGGTGATGAGCACAAAGGATTACCTGAAGGGGAGATTATTAACTTTGATACACAAAGTGAACCAGGTATGGTGATTCCAGCTACTAAGGCAGGAGAAATCGATGAAATTCCATTGTACGACCATGATAAAGGCGAATATTTAGACTTAAATGACCAAGATGAATACGAAGAGTAGTATAAAATCAATTTAAAGGCTATTTTAAGGCGATTTAAGACACTTTAATACTAAAATAGTACTATGACATCAAATGAGCCGAATAATGTCTATAATCGGCTCAAAATTGAAAGTAAAGCTATAAGTTTACAAATTTGTAAAAAAAGTAAAGCTATAACTTAACCAAAAACCAACATGAATGAATGTAACAACCAACAAAGTATTCCAAATCCTGCAAGAAAGTCAAAAAAAGATTTCAGTTATGCAAGGAGGAACCAGAAGTGGCAAGACATACAATATCTTGACATGGTTTATCGTCAAACTGTTACAAGAAAAGGGAAAGACACTGACTATCTGCCGTTCCTCGCTACCGTCTATCAAGGGTTCTGTAATGAGAGACTTCATAGAGATACTTTCGAAGTATGGGCTTTACTCAGAGGACAAACACAACAAATCAGAAAGTTTATACTTTCTAGGTGGAAACACCGTAGAGTTTGTGTCTACCGACCAGCCTCAAAAAATCAGAGGTCGTAAGCGTAACTATCTTTTCATTAACGAGGCGAATGAGGTGAATTACGAATCTTGGATGCAGTTAGCCCTTCGTACAACCGAGAAGATTGTGATTGACTATAACCCATCAGACTACTACTCTTGGATATACGATAAGGTGATTCCTCGTGAGGATGCTGACTTTACCATCACTACATACAGAGATAACCCATTTTTAGAAAAATCTATCATTGAAGAGATTGAAAGGCTTAAAGATGCCGACCATGAATACTGGCGTGTTTATGGTTTAGGAGAGAGAGCCATCTCTGAAGCGACTATTTATACTCATTGGAAACGCAGAAGAACTTTCCCAGAAGGAGGGGATATATTTTATGGTTTGGACTTTGGCTTCAACAATCAGACAGCACTCGTTCGTGTCAAATTCTACGATAACGAAATGTATGTGGACCAGCTCATTTACGACACTAAAATGTCAACAGCCCTTTTAATTGATAGGATGAGGGCATTGGGCTTAGATAGGAACTCAGAAATCTTTGCCGATCCTGCAGAACCGAAAACCATTGCTGAGGTGAACAAAGCAGGGTTTAATTTGAAGAGTGCAGTAAAAGATGTATTCGCAGGAATCAATAAGGTTAAATCCTTTCCACTAGTAATCAAAAGTGATTCTTTGGATTTGTTAGATGAAGTAAAGAATTACAAATGGAAAACTGATCCTGACGGCAACACATTAGATGAACCTGTTAAATATCGAGACCACTTAATGGATGCAATGAGGTATGCTATATACACAAAATTTGCGAAACCGAAAAGAGGATGGGTTGTATAGGTTAAAAATTGTTTACTTTTGTAAAAACATCTTATAGCGTGAAATTTACTGAATTTGTAGGCAACTTAAATCCTTTCAAGAAAAAGGGTGTTGCTAATATTGGCTTTCCGTCTAATCCACTAGCAGACTTCGCTGGTTTAATCAAGGGAAGAGTTCTTTACCCTGACATTAACGACAAGAAGTTCGTAAACGATTATTGTAACAATAGTGAAGTATATGCTGTTGTTAAAAGAATAGCTAAGACAGTATCAACTGTACCTTTTTATGTGTACAGCGTTAAAAACAAAAAAGCGTTTAATCAATATAAATCTATGATTGCTAACGCTTCCTCTACTGCTGACTTAGCAAAAGCAGAACTTGTTAGAGTTAAGGCAATAGAAGAGGTAGCTGATTCTCCATTAAACGATTTGTTACAACAACCTAACGAATACCAATCGTTCTCTGAGTTAATCGAGAATATGATTGGCTACAAGTTGATTACTGGTAACACTTATGTTTGGGCGAACAGATTATCCAATGGTAAAGTTCAAGAATTAGTATGTCTCCCATCCCAATATATGGCTATCATCTCCGATGGCACTATTAATGGGGTTGAAGGGTACACATTTACTTTGGTTGGATGGGATAATTTACCAGCAAAGGATGTGATACATCTAAAGTACTTCAACCCTTACTTTGATACAAACGGACAACAGCTATACGGATTATCACCTTTACAAGCAGCATTCAGAACAGTACAGCGTTCTAATGACTCAAAGGATACATCTATTGGTATGTTGCAGAATCAAGGTCCTAAAGGTATCTTGTATGCTAAAGAAGGTAACAATGATTTCGGACCAGAGGCTGCAGGTAAGTTAAAAGAAGATTTTTACAATCAGTACGGAACTAAGACGCAAGGTGGTATCGTTCAGAATGCAGGTAGAATATTAATAGCAGGTGCGGAGTTAGGCTGGTTGAACATGGGATTGTCTCCTGTAGATTTACAATTGTTAGAATCTGAAAAAATTACTCTTAGAGAACTTTGTAATGTGTACGGAGTAAACTCAGCGTTATTCAACGATCCTGATAACAAGACCTATAACAACATGAAGGAAGCTAAGAAGGAAATGTTAACGCAAGTTGTACTTCCTGAGTTAGTGGCTATTCGTGATGCCTTAAATAGATTCTTTGGTGTAGAAATGGGTAAAGATACCTATATCGACTTTGACTTAACAGTGTTCCCTGAATTACAAGAGGACATGAAAGAGTTAAGCTCAATCCTTTCTCAATCTTGGTGGATTACTCCAAACGAGAAGAGACAAGCAATGCGTTATGACATTATGCAAGATGAGGTGATGAACGAAATCTTTATTCCTGCAGGTTATTTACCTATTGATGAATTGACTATGCTACAAGATCCTCGTAATGCACAACAACAAAGCGACTATAATAGACCTCCTGTAAAATAGCAATGGCTAAAATACTTTATCCTTCACAACAATTTGCTTTGCAACAAAAGATTGCAAGGAAATCAATCAGAGAATACCAGCCTCAAATAAAGGCAGTATTACAGAAGGATTTTGATAAAGCTGCTGATTTGGTTGCTCAAATGGGAGCACAACAAACAGTAAATAATAGACAATCATTATTCGACTCACAATCGATTAATAATATTTTACGAAATTTGTATGAGAATGTAGGCGGTTATACCGCAATGCGTTATCAAAAGATATTTGACAAGTTTAAAAAAGAAGAGTCTATAGACTTTGATCCTCTAAATATCGCTGACGAATGGTTAGCGTTTATGTTGTCTTATTGGACAGCTATTAGTGGTACTAAGATGTATGGTATAGAGAATACAACCGAAACAGAGATTGCTAGGTTGATTAATAACGCTATACGATACGGACAAGAGAATAATCTTACTGAAAGACAAATCAATGAGTTGGCTATTCAGTCACTTAGAGATGGTAAGATTAACGCTTCAAGAAGTCTATTGATTGCTCGTACTGAATCGCATCAGGCTTTAAGCACAGGTGCATTTGGTGCAACTCAATATTCGGTAGTGCCATTATTAAAACAATGGGTACATTCAGAGTATATGGGTTCTCCTAGATTGTGGCATTTAGATTTGGATAGACAAACTAACCCTGACACACAAGGAACGAGAATATTGGTGAATCAGCCATTTATGGTGAACACACCAAACTTAGGGGTGGTACAAATGCAATACGCACATGACGCTTCAGGCGGTGCTATAAATAACTGTAACTGCAGATGCTGTACGGTGTATATTGCGTAAACAAATAAATATGAGTAATTTTTATAACAGAAAAGGAGTAAGTGGTGCACCGATTGATATGTCGGATGACTCAAGAACAATAGTAGTTTACTACTCCGCATTTGGTAATGTAGACAGCGATGGTGATGTAATCACTCCTGGTGCATTTACTAAATCATTAAAAGAGAATGGTCCAAAAGCTAAGAATAGAATCTGGCATTTGTTCAACCATTCTACAGAAAAGCCTATCGCAAAGCCATTTGACATGATGGAAGATAACTTTGGATTAAAGGCTTATGTAAAAATGCCTAATACAACTTTGGGTAGAGATACTTACGAGTTGTATAAGGATGGTCATATAACTGAGCATAGCATTGGATTCCAGACTGTGAAGTCTCAAGCTAAGTCAGGTTATAATGAAATCTCTGAAATTAAATTGTTTGAGGGTTCCTCTGTTTTATGGGGAGCTAATTCTAATACGCCAACAGTAATGGTTAAGTCTGAAATTAAATCTGCTCTTATTGATGAGATGGGTAAAACTATCAAGTCTTTAAAAAATGGATTTTATACAGATGAGACATTCGGTTTGTTAGAATTAAAACTTAAACAATTACAACAATATCTTGCCGAAATGGAAGACGAAGAGTCAGTTCCTTCAGAAGAACAACCGCCTGTAGATGAGCCATCTGAATTGCAACCAGAAGGTGAATCAGAAAATGAGGCATTGGAAGAAGAAGAAAACCCGACTGTTTCTATTGAAATCGAGATAAACAAATATTTACAATCATTTAAAATTTTCAACTAATGGTAGAAGAAATTAAAAGTGCTTTCGAAGGTATCAAAACCGAAATTAAAGGTGAATTTGACGCTGTGAAAGCTGAAAACGCAACTGCTGTAGATGCAGTTAAATCTGAATTAGAAGAATTAAAATCTCAAGTTGCTGTAGTTAAAGATGCTGCAGACAAATTAGAGGCAAAATCAAATCGTATTAAAATGAATCAAAACGAAGTAAAAGGTTTCAATGGTGCTTTAGCTGAAGCAATTGAAAAGAATGCCGATGTATTAGGCAAATTAGGTGCTGGTGAAATTAAGAACCACGCATTTGTAATGGACTCAAAAGCAGTAGGTAACATGACTGAAGCTGCTAACTTAACAGGTGATATTCCTCGTGCTTACGCTAACCAAGTTTATGGCTTACCTTCTCGTAAGGTGCATGTAAGAAGTTTGTTACCAGTAGGTACAATCTCTCAAGGTTTATTTACTTTCCCTCTTGAAACAGGTGGTGAAGGTGCTCCTGCAGCTCAAACTCAAGGTAGTGCAAAAGCTCAAGTTGATTTCGATATCACTATGACTAATGCTCCTGCACAAGTTATCGCTGGTTATGTTAGAATCTCTCGTCAAATGTTAGACGATGTTCCTGCTATGACTTCTTTCTTACAACAAAGATTGTTAGAGAAGTATTTAGTAGCTGAAGATGCTCAATTATTAAGTGGTAGCGGTACTGCTCCTAACTTACAAGGTATCACTGGTGTTGCTTCTGCATTCGCTGGTGCTGCAACTGTAGATGTTGAGCAATTAGTTCAATCTATCGCACAAATCGAAGCTTCTAACTACACTGCAACTGGTATCTTGATTAACCCAACTGACTGGGCTAACATCGTAAACACTAAGCCTACAAATGCTGCTTACTCTTTACCAGGTGCTACAGTAGTTTCTACTAACGGTCAATTATCTATCGCTGGTATCCCAGTTTATACTTCTACAGCTATCGCTGCTGATAAGTTCTTAGTAGGTGACTGGTCTATGGGTGCTCAAATCATGCAAAGAGATGGAATTTCTGTTCGTTTCTCTGAGTTTGATGGTAACAACTTTACAGAGAACATGATTACTGTAAGAGTTGAAGCTCGTATCGCATTCCCTATCTACTACGCTGGTGCGTTCGTATATGGTGATTTCGGTAATGTTGCTTAGTCTTAGACTAATCTAAAATATAAGGGGTAGCCAAAAACTACCCCTTTTTTAATGCGTTAAATTTTGACTATTTTTGTAAAAAACATACAGGATGCAAATTGTAAGAGATATAGCGGTTTTGTCTGATACTGTTTCAGAAGCAATAACCTTAGCAGAGGCTAAAAATTATCTAAGAGTAGATTATTCAGAAGATGACGCATTGATTGAAGCTTTAATCACTTCAGCAAGAGTAAGATTAGAGCAATATGCTGGTGTGGCTATGACACAAAGAAACTTACAAGTAGTTGCCTTTATGAGTGAGTTTATTGAACTTCCATATGTGCCAATTGGAGTTTTAATGTCAGTTGAATTTTGGAATGGAGAAGATTGGGTAACATTAGAAGAAGGAGATTATTATACTTTAGGCATAAACACAATGAAAGTTTATGTTGTGGCTTATGGAGAAGGCGAATATAGATTTACATATACTTGTGGTTATTGTGATCCTACGCCTACTATGAGAACGGCTTGTTTTAAGATGTTAGCTGACCTTTACGAGTATAGAGAATCAAGCGTAGAGGCAAGTAGACCAAGTGCTAACCTTACTACTGCATACGAATTAATGAAGCCTTACAAGCGAATAAATTACATTTTATAATGATAGGTAAACTACACAATAGGATTACATTTAAAAGCCTTTCTGGCACTTCTGACGGAGCTGGTGGATATGTTAACACAGAGACTACCTATTACACTTGTTGGGCTGAAATAGTGCGTCAAAATGAGAATAAAGACAATATAGCTTCAAAGGATAATTTAGACGATAACATTACATTTAGAATCAGATATACTACATCAAAAACAATTGATAATAAATTAGTTATAGATTTTAAAAGTAAAAGATATATGATTAACTCAGTAATCAACGAAGGTGATAGAAACAAATATTTCCTTGTTGGTTGTGCAACATTGTTATAATGGCAACATTTGGAGTAAAAGTAGAAGGCTTAAAAGAGCTTAGGTCTAGATTTAAACAAGCTCCAGAGACTGTAGAAAAACAAGTAAAACAGATTATAGACGAATCTGTTATCTTAATGCAAAATAGAGCAAAACAATACGCACCTGTAGATACTGGTGCTTTAAGGTCAAGCATAACGCATAAACCTTTTAATTACAAAACAGGTGCTATATTGATGGCAGGTAATAATACAACAGTTAAATATGCACCTTATGTAGAATTTGGAACTGGCTCAAAATTTCAGATTCCTGCTTATCCTAATGTAAATTTAACTGAATTAGAGGCTTACGCTTTAACATTTAAAAAGCAAAATCCTAAAAAATTGGTAAATCTTCCACATAGACCTTATTTATTCTTGGCGTATTATGAAGTATACAGCGGAATGATTAAGAAAATTAAAGGGATAAAGATATAAATAAATTTGACTAAATTTGTATAAATGAAAGACTGCGGATTAGCTATAAGAAAGGCTTATTTTGATAAGCTAACTGAGGAGTCTTACTCTTTAGGGATTTATGATACCATAGCCCCTGACACAGTAAATCCTCCATTTCTTATTATAAGCAGTCAGACATCAGCAGAGAATAGTGACAAAATGAGTTATCATCAAAATGTTACTATTCAATTTGATATAGTATTCAAAAGTTCTAAGGTTGGAGAAGTTGGTCAGAAATCAGTAGATGAATATGCTAATGAGTTATTACAAATCATAGGAGTATATCCTGCAGATTATCCTGATGCTAGTCCTAACTTTAGAATTGTAACTAGAAATATGGGTTCTAATCAGGCTATATTTGATTATACTGACCAGGCTTATATTTTTAGAAGAGTAATTGTATTTGAACATTTTGTGACTCAAACATTATAAAAAAAGATAAAATAAAATAAAATGGCAACATCAGGTGTATTTAACGGAACCTCATTGGTTGTATTAATCGGATCAGAAGTAGTGGCTCACGCTACATCTTGTTCTTTAAGTTTTTCAGTAGACTTACCAGAAACTACAGATAAGCAAAGTGGTGGATGGGTAGAGCATTTAGGCGGTGCTAAATCTTGGTCTTTGACTACAGATGGTTTAGCTACAGTTGATCCTGCTGCTACAGCTTCTTACTACACTACAGGTGAGTTAATGACTGCAATCGCAAATAGAACTGCTGTAACAGTTAAGTTTACTACAGTTAGTGGAACAACTCCAGTAACAGGTGACTTAATCTGGTCTGGTTCTGCTTTCATTGAAAGTATGGATATTACTGCTGACATGGAGTCTCCAGTAACTTATTCTGTATCTTTTACTGGATCAGGAGCATTGACTCAGGCTACTAACGCATAATAACCAAAAACAACAACATATATGAGAGGACATTACGAATTAAAACTTTCGGATGGTAAAAGCATACCAATGCGTTTCTGTACATGGTCTTTAAAAAGATTTTGCCAGTTACAAGGTATAGGTCCAACTGAAATCGGAGAGGCAATATCAGGCAATGATTCATTAGGTGCAATTACTAATTTATTAAGAGCTGCTGCCGAATATCCATTATACAAAGAAGGCATAACGCCAACTTTTAATGATATTGATGTTTGCGATTGGGTTGATGATATGGGAGGAATAGGAGGAAAGAAATTTCAAGAAGTAATGACTGCTTTGGCTGATAGCATGAATAGCGGCTTAGAGCAACAACCTACAAAGTCTAAAAAAGATGGAGTAAAAAAAAATTAGAGTGGATTGATATAGAGAGATTTACAATGGGGGAGTGCCAAGTGCTTCCCCATTTGTTTTGGGATATGACGATGGCTGAATTAGATTTTATATGGTATGGATATAGGCATAAAGAAGAACAAGATTGGGTAAAATGGAGATGGCAAACAACATTATTAATTAATTTGCAATTGCCAAAAGGTAAAAAAATGAAACCACAAGATATTCTACCATTAGACATAGATAATCGTAACTTTGTGAAACAAAAGGTAATGTCCCAAGAAGAGTTAGATCAAATACTAAAAAAATACGAAAACGCTAAACCAATAGGAAATGGCTGATGAACAAATAAAAATTAGGATACAAGCTGATGCAGAACAATTTAAGGCGGTTTCTGCTGCAGTTGAAAAAGCTTTAGCTGATATTGGTAAACAAGCAGAGATAACTCAAGGCAAAATAAAAGGCATGGGTGACACTGTAAAGAAAGGCAATGTTCAATGGACAAACCTAGCTTTAATTATTCAGGATTTACCTTATGGTTTTAGAGGTATTCAAAATAACCTTCCTGCTTTAGCGTCAGGGATGGGTGCTGTTTATTTAGCAGTTTCTGCAGTTGTAGCTGTAATAACGGCTTTGGATATGGGCTTAATTTCTTTTGGAAATAAGATTAAGCTAAGTACAGATTATAATAAAAAGTTTGCAGAAACATTATCTGAAGAGTCTATACAACTTGAGTCTTTATATAGAGTTGCTACTGATAACAATAAGGCAATGGATGATAGGCTTCAAGCTGCTAAGGCTCTTAAAAACGAATATCCTGGCTTATTAAAGAATTATTCTGAAGAAGACATAGCACTTGGTAAAGCAAAAAACGCATACGCTGATTTAACAAAAGAAGTTTTAAAGTATGCAAAAGCTCAAGCAGCATCTTCTAAATTAAAAGAAATAGCTGCAAAGCAAATTGACTTAGAAGTTAAAGAAGGTCAATTAATAGCTGAACAAGCTGCAGCTAAATTAAGTGCAGATAAGCAACAAGCACAGATTAATAAAAAGAATTTAATATACGCTGCTGGTACTTTAAACTTAGAAGCAGTTAGGTATTCTACTATTGGCGATAATTTACAAAAAAATAGAGACCAGCAAAAGTTTCTTAATGACGAAGCAGCTAAGTATACCAAAATACTTGATGAAAATGTAACAGCTCAAAGCAAATTAAAAGATTTCCAAACTAAGCCAAAAGAGGATAAGTCTGCTGAAAATAGACAAAAAGAAGCAGAAAAGGAAATGAAGAGGATAATGGCTGCTGAAGAATATCTTAAAAATTGGCAGATAAAACTTAATAAAGATATTGCTGATGCACAAGTAGCTGAAGGAGATAGATTAAGAAAAGAACAAGAAGATGCAAGGAAACAAGAAATAGAAGATTATACTCAAAGAGTACAATTATTTAAGTCTTTTTATGCTAATAAGTTACAACTTGCTGAAGGAGATAGACAAGCCCAAAAGGCAATCCTTGAGCAACAAATGCAAGACTTAGTATACTTCTATGAGACATTTGGAATGTATGCTGGTGATGTTGGTGACATATTTTCTGATGTATATAAAAAATGGGTAGATAATAATAAGGCTATTACCAATGAAGCAATGAAAAGCATATTGCAAATGGGAGTTGGTATAATGAATGCATTAGGACCATCTTTAGACTTATTGCTTGATAAAAGTGCTTCAATTGGAGAAGTTATTGGAAGAGCAATTACTGATTTAATTAAAAAGTTTATAAAACTTGCAATAGCTGCTGCGGCTGCAGTAGCTATTATAGCTATATTAAATCCTGCAATTCTTAAAAATGCAGGAGGTGCATTAAAGTTCTTTGGAAATTTAGTAGGTCAAGGTATGGGATTAGGATCAAATTTATTTGGTTCTGCAGCAGGTGCCACAGCAACAGGAACTGCAGCAAATGTGTCTAATTCAATGCCTTCTAGTCAACCATTTAATGTAAATGTGACTGGAAAGATTTCTGGAAGTGATATAGCATTATCAAATCAGAGAGCAACATCAAATAATAATGTAACATTCTAATGGCATACGGAGAAAAATATAGATTGATATTTGACTCGATATATTCTAAGTCAAAGCAAAATAACACAAGTTCTACAACTACTGTATTTAAAGCATCTATCTATAGAGATGGATATGTTGGCTCTGTTACAAATGTAGAATCAAATGCTAATCCTGTTATTATAGAAACAGATAGAAGCTCAGAAATAGGATATAGACCTATTATGGCTATGAAGGCTACATTTACAATGGTAATTGACTCTACATTTGATTTAAGTCAATTTATGACTTGTAATGGTACAGATTATTACTTATTGGTTCAAAAAGGTACAAGAACTGACACATATGTTTCAGGTCATTATTCGAGTTCTTCTTATTCTTGGACAGAAACAATATATAAAGGATTTTATCTTCCAGTTTCAGATGTATCAATTAACGATGTTTATCCATATGAGTTTAAGATGACATTTTCAGATGGCTTCCATTTCCTTAAAAACAATTTATATTATCAAGGAAGTTCCGAACAACCATTAGGGTTTAGAGCAGCAGATAAAATATCTATTCATGATTTGATGACAGAATCACTTCAGAATACGCATATGGATTTTTCATTTGCAACATCTTTCTTTTTTGAAAATAGCCTTATTGGTCATACTGGATCAAAAAGACAATTAGAAAGTATCTATGTTTATAAAAATTCTTTATTAAAAGATGCAGGAACATATTACACATATTATGAAATATTGGAATCTATACTAATTAGATTTGGTTTAATATGTTATCAATATAATGGTGCTTGGTATATAAT